CAACGTTCGCCGCATGGTTATCTTCCTTAAGAAGCAGATCTCCCTCTTGGCAACTCAGGTTCTATTCGACCAGAATGTGCAGTCCACTTGGAACCGCTTTAAGGGTCTCATTGAGCCGCTCTTGGCTAACACTAAGATTGATTACGGTATCTCCGATTACCGATTGATTTTGGACGAATCTACCACAACTCCTGATTTGATTGATCAGAACATTCTATACGCGAAGATCATGGTTAAGCCTGCTCGTGCTATCGAATACATTGCGATTGACTTTGTGATTGCGTCAACTGGAGCATCTTTTGATGACTAAACATAGATTACAACTACTTAACAATGTAAGGAGATTTAAGTAATGGCATTTTGGACACAGACAGGGCCCGGCATCGTAGAGCCCAAAAGAAAGTTTAGATTTAAAGTAGAGTTCATGGGTCTTGATCCATCTGGCCAGGGCGGCACAAACACAATGTGGTACGCAAAGAGTGCGACAAAGCCTTCTTTCCAGATTAACGCCGCTGAACACAAGTACTTGAATCACACATTCTATTACCCAGGCTCAGTTACATGGCAGGACGTGTCCATGACCTTGGTTGATCCCGGAGACCCGGACATGGTTACCTCCCTGTCCTCTATCATAGTCGCTGGTGGATACTCTCCTCCTTCTGACGCAAACGATATGGTCACTATGTCTAAGTCAGGCGTTGTCACGGCTCTTGGTGCGGTCAAGTGCCACCAGCTAGATGCCGATGGTAACCAGTTGGAAAGCTGGACTCTCCAGAATGCCTTCATTACCGAGCTTAAGTTTGGTGACCTGGAATACGGCGCCGACGAACTAATCGAGCTTTCCCTCACACTTAAGTACGATTGGGCAACTCTAGAGTCAAGCAGCCCGTCCATCGCTACCGCTGCTACCGGCGGCGGCCCTCTATTCGCCCCCTAAGAAACTGACAATACAATAACAAGAGAGGTGACATTTGTCACGAAATACAGACCGGACTGGTGGCCCTTCTACTCCGCCGCCAGATACCGCAGTCCCCCAGCAGATGATGGCCGATAACGAGCCGTTTTCATTTGTAGTTCCGACCGAGTTCGTTGAACTGCCGTCACAAGGCCGCTTGTACCCCGAAGACCACCCCCTTCACAATCAGACAACCATCGAGCTTAAGCAGATGACCGCAAAGGAAGAAGACATGTTGACTTCCCGAGCGCTTCTGAAGAAGGGCATTGCAATTGATCGGGTCATCCAGAGCCTTGTTCGGGATAATCGCATCAACGCCGGCCAGCTTCTGATTGGTGATAGAAACGCCATAATGGTCGCAGCCCGCATCTCTGCATATGGGAACATGTACAAGACATCAGTTGGTTGTCCTAGCTGTGGAACAAATCAGACTTACGAGTTTGATTTGAACGCTATAGACGCATATGATGGCCGCGGCCTAGATGTGACCGAAGGGACTGACAATGGTGACGGCACTTTTACAACACGCCTACCGCGCTTAGGTGCGGAAGTTACTCTGAGGCTTCTTAGCGGAGATGACGAGCGCAGGTACTTAAAACAGCTTGAAACACGGCGTAAGAGCCGCCAGACCGAGGCCACTGTTTCAACCCAATTGATGTATGTGATTACAGGTGTTAATGGAGACTCCAATCCCCAGATAATCAGCCGCCTAATTGAAAACATGCCGTCTATGGACGTCAGACACGTACAGTTTGTACTGAAGTTGGCTACCCCCAACTTGGACATGACACAGAGCTTTGAATGCCAGGAGTGCGACCACGAGCAGGAAATGGAGGTGCCGCTGTCAGCGGACTTTTTTTGGCCTGACCGATGAATATATGGAGAACATCTATGAGCAGTTCTTCTTTTTAAAATACTCCGGTGGTTGGTCACTTTCCGAAGCTTATAATCTTCCTGTTGGTTTGCGAGAGTGGTTTGTTAAACGGCTGGTAAAACAAATCGAACAAGAAAACGAAGCAGTAAAGGCAGCCTCGCAAGGATCCTCATCGTCCCGCGGACAGACCCAGACGCTAACGGCATACAATTCTCCAGGACCGCCACCAAAACAGCCCTAATAAAAGGCAGGATAACAGTTCCTGCCTTTTTCTTTATATAACTAATTAACTATAGTTTACAGGAGCCTTTTACGCATGGCCAAGTCTTTAACCCCAGAAGAGCAAGCAAGATTAAATAAGCTTACTTTAGAAGAGATTAAATTAAAGAAAGAAGAAGGGGAACTCAATGAAGCTGAACTTGCGTATCTTAAGGAAAAGCTTGAGGTAGAAAAAGAGTCATTAACTGCTCTAGAAAAACGAAAAGCACAACTCGAAACACTAATAAAGCAACAGGGAGCCATCGGAGAGCGTCTAACAAGCAATCTTGTTCTTCGTGAGCGTGAAAATGAACTGACCAGAGTCACCAACAATATTGAATTAGAGAAGTTAGAACTTTATCGTAAGAAGCTTGCATTGGGCGGAAAGCTTGAACTCAGCGAAGCATTACAACTCAAGCAGTTAGAAAAACAAGAGACCCAACTTGAAAGAAATAAAAAATCTTATAGTAATATTGATAAGATCGTAAAGAAAACCAGCCTCTCTATTGGTGATGGTCTGGTGCAAGGCATGAACGATTTTGCCAGGGCTATAGATGAAGGCAAAACTGGTGCCTTTGCTTTGGGACATGCTTTAACGCTAGCAGATGCTGGCATTAAAACCCTATTCAATACAGCCAAAGATCTAGTGTTTGCCTTTGATAGTGTCACGAAAGAGTTTGAGAAGCAATTCCAACTTGGTGGTCGCTATAGAGACATGATCGAGTCCAATTATCGGAGCATGAATGAGTATGGCGTTTCTTTAGAAGAGACTGCCACTTCCATGGGCTCTTTGGTTACTACTGCCACAGACTTTACGATGATGAGCATTGATCAGCAGAAAGTCTTAGTGCAGACCTCCTCTGTGCTCGCCAATCTCGGTGTTTCGTCTGCTGATTTTTCGGCTGGCATTCAGAACTCTATGAAGCTTTATGGGCAATCTGCCGCAGATGCCAACACCACTTCGCTTGAACTTATGGCGACAGCGCGAGCATTGGGTGTCGAACCGGGACTTATGGCACAGCAATATGCACAGATGGGTTCCTCACTAGCTAAGTTTGGAACCGAAGGCACTCAGACGTTTAAAGAATTGGCCCGCGTTCAAAAGCTAACCGGTTTAGAGATGGGTAAACTGTTAAACATGACAAACAAGTTTGACACTTTTGAGGGTGCCGCCGAGCAAGCAGGTAAGCTAAATGCTGCTTTGGGCGGTAACTTTGTAAATGCTATGGATCTGATGATGGCTACCGATCCTGTTGAGCGTTTTGACATGATTCGAGGCTCATTAGAGGATGCTGGATTGTCATTTAACGACATGTCTTACTACCAGAAGCAGTTTTATGCAGAGTCTCTAGGGCTATCAGATGTTAATGATTTGGCGCTTATTATGAGTGGCAACACTAACTTGATGGCAGACGCTACGCAAAAATCAGCAGAGCAAATTGAAGACGAAGCTCGCCGCGCCCAAGACGCCATGAAGATCAAAGAGAAGTATCAAGCAGTCCTTATGAACATAGCCGAAGCTTTCCTGCCGCTGGCTTCTCTCCTGGATACAGTTGCTCAAAAGTTTCTTGATAATGCCGATGAAATTAAGCATGTTGTCAACATTCTGGGCATTTTGGGTGGATTATTGACCGGTGCTAAAATTATAGGCGGTTTCACTCAAATGGCAATGGCTGTGAAGAACGCCGGCAGTATGATGGGCTTCTTTGCCGCCTCGACAAAGACTGCTAGATTGGCTACAATGGGACTTTACGGAGTTCTAGGCACTGCGATGTACCTCATTTGGCAATTTGGGCCAGATGATCCGAAAATGAAAGCTGTCCTAATGGGACTTGCCGCCCTCGCCGGCGCCATCTTCACAGTTAAGAGGGCCATGAGTCAGACATCTGGCGCCGCAGGCGGCATGATGGGGAATCTTACCAATTTGGCTTCTTCCGGGGCCCCCGGCCAAGTCGCTGGCGGCGCTGGAAGGGCCCTCCTCGGCCGCGGCGCCATGGCCCTCGGCGGAAAAGCCGCTCTCCTCGCCGGTATAGGGTATGGAGCCTACAAGGCAACCGGACCCATCGCCAGCGCCCTTTTCGGAGATGATTGGTACCGCCTTGGTCTCAAAAACGGCGGACTTATACGAGGTAGTGCGTCAGGCGTCCCAGCCACTGTTGGTGAAGGCGGCGTTGGTAAAGATGAGCTTGTATTACCATTAGACGGCAGAGTGCTCCCTGTAGAGATAACTAGGATTTCGTCTGCATTAAATAACCGTGCTGCCGGCAGCCAGCCTATGGGCGCCCCATCCTCTCAGGGCCGCGCGACAACTCGCAATCAAGATG